GCGTTCTGTGGCTGTTCAGGTTCTAAAACGGCTATAACTTCGTCTTTCTTTATTGCCTCGCCCTGCTTGTTTATAGGGCGTATTATTTTAAACTTTTAACAATCGTGAGTGCTGCATCTTGTACATTATGGTTATATGCACCCATTGAGTTGCAAGTGTAAAACCACATACCGATTATCAATGATACTGATAATACTAGCGTGTAGATTATTGCCCAGGGCAAGATCGCTACAAACACTTCTTTTTTGGTATAAGTTTTTACTTCTTTTTTTGTTTGGTTTGTTTCTTTTTTTGACATTGCTGTCTCCTTTTCTCTTGATTACCTGCGAGAAACCACCTTGACGCGATTTGATGTAGGCTCGCAGTCCTACACCGTGGAACGGATTGCACGTCCGACTCGGTTGGTTGGTCTCTTGTAGGTAATCAAGTTGTTAATGTTTTTGTTGCGAGTTGCCTTATTCACTCGGTAGTCATTCGGCTGGACTATTCTTATCGCTCGCTGCGTCAATCTTTCTATGGACTGATAGCTTCAGTTTAGCATACACGATATAATAAGTCAATACTTTCTGCTTATGTTTTTTATAACAGTGTAAATATAATCTTTATGCTCAGATAGCCATATACCTACAACAATATCTCGTCTCCACTGGTAATCAGCGGTAATGACTCCTTTTGCCTCTAAAAGTTCGTACGATCCGTCATTATGTAAAATCCTGAAATCAACTTTATGCCGCTTGGTGCAGACTATCTCATTTTTTGAGTTATAGATATTCACGTCTAATCGGAATTGAGTATCGTAGTCTTTAATGTCACCAGCCAATTTTCTAGTATGTAAATCTTGTGCGACATTAGCCTCAAACTTGGAATCAAATATTTTGCCATTGAACTCGGTTCGTTTAGCCCCATACTTGTTAAACGTCCTACCAATGGTATGATTGCAGTCTGTACAAATTAAACAACCGGACTTGTATAATAATCGTTTGCAACCGCATTTCGGGCAACTTGCTGATTTCATACTGTCCGGCTGATTTAATTGTCTATGATTCACTACTAAATATCCTTTCAAACACATCTCTAATTACATTTGTAGTTACTGCGTTGCCGCACATCTTGTAGCGAGAAGAATCACTTATTGATTCGATATGTTGTTCCGTCAAACTGTAAATCTGAAATATCGTACCCTTTTCCGATGTAATTGGCGATAACTCTATGGAGACGAGCGTGGTTCGCTCTGTCAGTAATATGGAGGTTATCCAATCGGTTATCTGTTTTATTGCAGTTAATGTGGTGGACAATCTCTGATGTGTCCAGTTTTCTGCCCAGACTTTCTTCAATAATTCTCCGATGGGCTGGCTGTCCGTCTCTATGACGAAAATATCCGCTATGTCCTGGTTTGCTACGCTTTTTTTCCATGTATAGTGGGTCTCCGTGGAGTCGTCGCATTTGGTAATGTTGATTACACATTCCGTCTGCTCCGCATTTTCCAATCGGCTTATCGCAATACTTACACGGTTGCCCTGAGTTATCATGTCGTATGATTTTAGTGGTTGACCCGTGTCGTTTCCACCGCTTGTAGTGCATAAGGCAATACCCAATATTTGTTTTTCGCTGTCGGTCGCAATCTTCAATCGAACATTTGGCGTATTCTTTAACTTTGATGTCTTGCATACTACTATTTTACCATACTTATTATATGATACAAAGCTAGTGGTATCTATACCAAACTCAGTATGTCGGTCAGGAAATCCTTGTAATCTTTCACACTCCATCGGGGTTAATCGTCTGATTCTGACATCTTCAGTCAGAGTATGAAGCTGCATACCAGTATCAACAGTAGGTGCTATGTCCGATACCCTGCCTCTGCGTGTTTTGCTGTTCGGTACTGATAAGTTGATCGCTTGACCGACACTAGCTTCTGCGTAGCCTTTTTTGGTGGCTTCTGGAACTTTTACGAAAGGCTGTCTATTACCACCTTGCATTGTGTTTAATGCTGGGCTGATACCATCATCGCCATAGACTCTGTCGTTTGAGTGGGTTGGTTGATTCAACTGTCTGATGTATGTTCCGTCTAGGTGCATTTTTGCGTCGGTTGCGGTGAGTGTTCCACTAATTGCGGACTCCGATACTTGGTATCCGTTCTTTTTAGTAAGTGAGTTGTCATTTTCTCGGAAAGGAAATACTTGGGGTCGGGGTGTTCCTCTAAGATGTCCGACAATGATAACTCGTTCTCGGTTTTGGGGGACTCCGTGATTTTTGCTGTTAATAATTTGCCATTGTAGGTCATACCCGAGTTCATCAAGCGTGGCGAAGATGGTTTTAATAGTGTTTCCCGAGTCATGAGATAACAATCCTTTAACGTTTTCAAAGACGAATAGTCGAGGTTGTTTTGCTCGCAGTATTCTCGCAAGGTCAAAGAACAGTGTCCCTCTGGTATCGTTAAATCCTTTTCGTTTTCCAGCGATGCTAAAAGCTTGGCAAGGGAATCCCCCGACGAGACAGTCGAAGTCAGGAAGCTCGTCTGCGTTGATTTTTGTAATGTCTCCATAATTTTTTACCCCTTTGAAATGATTTTCATAAACTTTAATTGCAAACTTATCTATCTCAGAATAGCCAACGACTTCATGTTGTCCGGCTGAAGCATTTTCAATACCGACTTCAAACCCACCTATTCCACTAAATGTTGAAAAATATCGCATTATTCGCTCAACTCATCAATCAACTTATTGAACTCTACTTCGGCTTCCATATCTGTGTCGTATATATTCATAATCTATCCTTTATAATCTATAAATAGTTTATTACTTAATAAATATTGTAGTATATCGCCGCCATAAGTCACTATTTCGTTAATGGCATCTTCTCGGTTTTGTTCGTTTAAGTATTTTACTCCTACGGTCAGACTATTAGTATAGGGGTTGAAGCACCTGTATATACCTGTCGTTGCGGTCGGAATAAATAGTGAGTAATAATCCAGTTGCATCTTCCCAACATACTGGTTAGCTTCTGTCCGGCCGCACTTAAAATCGGTTATACAATGAGGCTCTGTTAAATCAGGTACACCACGAATCAATATCTGATATTCTTCGCTGAAAGGTATCAGCACTTGATATTTAATTTGTACTCTCGGCTCTGTTAGCAATCCGCCGCCAAGTTCAGGTGGTAACTCGCTAGTCTCAAGAATGTGTTTGTTCCACTTTCGGTCATAGAGTTTGCCTAGTTCCATCGCCGGTGTCGCTGGTAACGGTTTACCTAAGTAACTGGCGATTGATTCTTCATACCGGCCCTCTTTCCACTGCGATATTATCGAGTGGGATAACTTGAGGCATTTCATTTTAGAGTAATGCGAATAGAATCGCCCCTATTAAGATTGACCTCTACGCCTTTCGGAAGTTTCTGGCTTTTTTCAAGCTCAGCGTCAATCGCCTTAGTGTCCAGCGACTCGACTATTTTTAAGAACTTTTTATTCACAGATATTTCAGGGTTGCGGATATAGACGTTCCCGGTCTTGCTTCGTGTAATTTTATAATTTTTACTTGCAATAGTTTGCCAATCCGTACCGTACAGTTGTTTAGCTTTGGAGTTTATCAATCCTTTGGCGATGACTTCGATTCCGTCAAGCTTTTCTAATGCGTCTTCAAGTTCAAGTTTGGCACGTTTGACAGTACATAATTGATTAAACATTTCCTCGTTGTCATCTAACTTTATAGCCTCGTTGATTGATTTGGCTAGTTCTTCTTCGTTTATTTCGTAATTAAGCGTTATCATCTAAAAATTCCTTTTCCTCTTGTTCTAAGTGCCATATCTTAGCGGTTTTGTACGCTTTTGCAATGTCACTCAATATCTCGACCAATTCATCAGCCCAATCATCATCTTGAAAGTCAAAATATATACGTGTATATGAAAAGTCTTTCCCATCGACCTTATATTCAATTCTCAACTCAGGTCTATCTTTCATCATTTTACTTCCTCAACTTTCAATTCTTTACTTAGTTTTTTAACTCTATCAGCTGTTAGTTTTGCCCGATCAGAGTTTTCTTGTGAGCCGATTAGTTCAATTTCTTGGAATTCGCCTTGCTCATATACATCTGCTCCGATCCCAAATAAACTTGCACATTTTTTAAGTGCGTCTGATGTTGCTGCTTTCATATCGTTACCAAAATCTAGTGGCATATCTGGTTTGTCTCGTTTCATTTTGACATCTGAACGGCCAAATTGAACTTTCTTGAGGTCAACCCATTGTCCATCAGATTTTACTCGGCAAGTCAATACGCCTTTAACTACACAAGTGCCAGTTATTGAAGCAACTTCAAATGCCTCTTTTAATGAGGTCTCAATTTCAAATGACCAGTTAAAGCCAAAGACTGAATCTAGGACTTTACGAACATATGAACTCTTAATATAAGTCCAGTTGCCGCCACCTTTTGCAGGGCGTGAATATTTATATCGTTCCGGCGTTGAGTTCCAAATCTTTTGAATCTGGTTTTCATTCAAAAGTGAGGTTGTTCTAGTAACTTGCTTAATGTCAAGTTGCAACTTTAATTTTTCTATTTCTTTACTTTTTTGTACCATTTTAATCCTTTCTATGTGATTATTATGTCTTAATTGTATCAATTTTGGATATAAATTGCAACTATAATATAATAGAACAAACAGGCCTGTTAATTGTCTTGGTGAAGCCCACCCTTACCACGTCAATCCTTTCTATGGAGCAGGTCTGTTTTATATTGCATTTGCTAGATACTTATGCTTAAATCAAAATATTATCAAACTCGATTAGGTATGAACTAATAAATGAAATGATATGATCCTTACAAAATGTGGTAATGATTTGACAACAAAATTATACCCAAGCACCGGCCTATAAGTTACCCTCAAACTTGGCCGGTGTTTATTTTATGCACAGGAAATCCACAACGTGATTATGGCTATTGAAACATACTATGATTAGGTATATAATCTTAGCAAGTATCGCTTCCATAACTGTTAGCAATACTATTAACAATTTAAGTATTGCTAGTTTATTGACAGTCTGGTATAATTAAATCAGTTATGGAAGTACGCTCGCAATCGAAAGAAAGCGAGCATCTTTTTTATGAAAACAGCTATCCTAAAAACAAATTTATGGGACGATGACGATTTCTTTGAACTCAATATCGACACCAAATTACTATATCTTTTACTTATGTCAGCACCGGAACGAGGTGTATCGGACATTTATAAAGTCAGTAACCGTATATTATCGGCTCGTAGTGGATTATCAAGCGATCAACTTGAAATATGTAAAAAACAATTAGCGGAAAAAGGTTTAGTATCTTTTGATAAAAGTTATATTAAACTAATAGGTTCGGCTTATGTTTTACCTAAAAAGGGTAGATTTACAGAACAAGCATTGACTCGTGAATATGAAGAAGTCCCAAAAGAAACACTTGATTATTTTAATAGTAGTTTAATAGTAGAATACAATAATAATACTATTCATAATAATAAAGATAAAGATAATAATATAAATATAGATGTAAATAAAGATAATAGTAAAAAAGAAATAAATGATTTATTCCTTGAATGGAATGAGGTAGTTGGATATGAAATACAAAGTAATATCCAAAAAAATAGGTATGCTTGTAATAACTTACTTAAAAAACACGGTAAAGATAAACTAATGCAATTATTAAGGGGTGTTGCTCTTTCGCAATCGGATAACTTTGCACCTAGAGTATCTGACTTTGTATCCTTACAATCAAAATTAAGCGAGTTACTAGCGTGGGGTAAACGTCAATCATCAATTAAAGTTAAAGGAGTTATAAAAATATAGACAAGGGGGTTATAAGTCTGTATAATAGATATTATGAATAATATAGAAAAGTTTTGGTCAAAGGTAGATAGAACAGGTGAGTGTTGGATATGGCTAAATTATATTACCCGTAATGGGTACGGACAAGTGAAGTGGGGGGATAGATTGAACTATGCACATAGAGTCGCTTACGAAATATCATTTGGAAAAATACCAGATAAAATGGTGATAGACCATTTATGCCGTAATAGGTTTTGTGTAAATCCTAATCACATGGAGGTAATAACAAGGGGAGAAAATGTTATGAGAGGAAATGGTTTAGCTCCTAATAATTTATTAAAAACTCATTGTAAGCGTGGTCATGAATTATTACCAGAAAATATATACCTTTACAGGAATATGAGACAATGTCGAGAATGTAAAAGAATGAGAAAGCGAGGAGAAATATGACTTACGAACTAACCGATTATCAAGGTAACAAAATATCAATAGACGAAAGTGCCGCCGATAAAATAGCCAATATTTCAGGGTTGATCGCAGTAGAAGTAAATGGTAAAACCCACTATATCAATCCGTCAAATATTGCCAGTATTAAGCCTGAAACAATAAAGACGAAATATAAAACACCAGACGAACTTGGTATGCCTGATTTATCGAAGACTGAATGAAATGAAAACTTATAAGACTAAAGTCAAAGGTCTAACCGGAAGAGCAACCGACATACTGGAACTTTTAGGGAATGCTAAAGCGACGGATATTATCACATTAAAAACGCTCGGTAATATGTTCGGCAATGAAGAAGCATATAACGCAGTAGAACAATTATCACGTAGAGGTTTAATTGAGATTTATCCAGATGGAATTGAACTAATAGCGTTATAATAATCACTATGAAAGACAAAATCTACTGTGACTGTTGCAAGAAACAAATACCTTATTCAGATGTAGTCTATGGTGATAATGGCAACCATTTTTGTGAACAGTGTTTTGTCCGACCGACTAGGAATAAATTATTCTCAGAGAATAAGAGAGATTTTTATAAAGACCGTCAGAAATGGAATGATTACGCAAAACAAGTCAATGCTATGTTGGATATTAAATATAGGCCTATGGCAATTTCTAAGCCGTTCTGCGACGAGTTAATAGGAAAAACGTATAACGTGTCATAAAGCAAAAAGTACGCATTGTACGTACTTTAAATGGCCTTACACAAAATATATGGAAATATTTATTATTTGGCCGTTGCTATCTACCGTTCCTGCCTAATGGAAATAAGGCACGATTGGGAAACGTATTTATAATATCACAAAAAAGGCGTACCATTTACTTAGCACATTAAAAAGGAGGCGGTCAGGTTGGGCAAGAAGAAGCGTAATAAGATGAAGTTTTCCAATGGTGAGTGGAAGTTAGCCGGTAAGACTAATCGCCACCATGTAATTCCGAAAAGTAGACATGGGACATTTGCACCAATGAATATCGTCCATTGGGATATCAACAAGCATCGAGCGTTCCATTTCTTATTCGGGAACAGAACACTTGAGGAAGCTGCCGAATACCTACGCCACATGAACCAATTGAAGCTTCTGGGAATCGAACCAGACCCTAATTGGGGATAAGTGCTAAGGGCTACTTTGATTAGTAGCCCTCTTTTTCCTCCATGTAAATATCTAACATTTCTAAAACCAGATAGCCTATCTTAGTTGGTAGGTCCGTCCAATCATCCTCAGCAACCTCAATATCGTGGTCTATGACATTCTGTTCATTCTCAATCCCGTTTAATAGATTGTGAATGTACTCGGACATATCAGTTTCTTATTTCCGCATCAACTGACGTCAGGGCTGATGATAATACCGATATAATCGACAACGCCTCTAATTCGCCCATTTCAATGTCACAGAGCATATTTTCGTTTTCGCCCTGTACCCTCAAAATTACTAGACGTTCATCACCGCTAGTATCCATTTCAGCAGATACCACCACGCCATTATTCCAAACCTGGGTCGAGGTGAAGTTATTGGTATAATCGTCCATTTCTTCCATATCAGTACTCCAATGCTCGTCTGCCGAGTTCTTTTTTTACTCTGGTGATGACATAGTTGTATTCTGGTCCTTCGTTGCAAACGCTGTCGTGCAGTCTTAAAAGGTACTTGTCTGGCATCTCTTGCAAGTCATCTTCTATGGTGGTGTAGATTTCGCTGTCAAACTCTACAATTTCTCTGGTGGCTATCCTGCCGATTGACTCTCTGGTTTCCCTGTTCATACGCTCGGCTGACAGGTCGATTACTTCCCTACTGATAGTGCTTGGTTGTCTTTCCATAGTTCACTCCTTAATTCATATCTCGTAACCACCGCCAAGTGATTAAATTATTTTATTGTTCAACGCACTTAAATTGTCCGTTGCTAATTCCTATAACATTGTCTATTTCGTCCGAGAACCAATTTCTTAGTTCGTTTTTGATTATTCGCTTGAACGCTTCTCTTTGCTCTTTATCTGAAAATGTTGCGTCGCAGATGGTAAGCATCTTCCCTTCAAGATTTCTGAAATTAGATTCGTGCAATAGCGGGTAACCACTTTTATACGAACCACCTATTTCTCCATCTACACAATTGTGTTCTACCACATACCCAAACGGCGCAGCAAAATCCATTGTATTGCCCTCGGCAACTATATAATTTACTTTTGCATCTTTTGGCGTACAGTATAACGCTACTAATTTGTTCATTACTAAACTCCTCTAAACTAAACTTGAGCGGTGGATTTGAGATATGAATTGTTAATGTGCTTTTATCGTCAGCTTTTCAAAAAATCTTCAATAGCGTTTTGCAAGTAAGTAACGACTGCGATTAAGGTGGCTAGAGACACATTAGCCAGAGCTGGGTTGTTTGATAGATATTCCGATACGCCAGGGATTGCCAGTAAACCTAACACGAAAGCGATTATACCGACTACGGCTTGTAAGAAAGTCCTTAGTGCTTTGATTGATGGTTTTGATTTGTCAAACATATTATCTCCTCCAACTTTTAAGGAAGTTAATTATTATTGTTACAATTTTAGTAACCCAATCGTATAAGGTGGTGGTTTCTGGTGTTTCAACAGGAGGTGTAGGTGGTACAGGTGGTTCTATAACAGGCTTTGAACCCTCGTTGATAATCGTGCTGACAGGAGGTACAGTAACGTCCGAAGCCACGACACGCTTGACTTCCACGCCGTCGTGCTTGGTTATCGTGTAGGTGATAGTCCTCTTGCCGTCTTTGCCCTCTATGACGTTGGTTTTACCGACTTCTAAGTTATGGTCTGACTGTTTAATGGTATCGTGCAGGATAGGCGTTACTTTGGTTTCAGAGGTGATTTCCTCCCATACAAGGGTCTTGACTGAACCGCAATACTCACTCCAACCGAGGTATTTGCAACCGCCGTTATATTGTCCGTAGACTGCGATGATGTCGTTCAGGTTAGGGTGCAGGTATCCTTGTGGGTGCGTTCCGTCTTGTGTTGATGAAGCCACCATACCGTCATCTAATGAGATAGCGACGTGTCCTTCGGGTACGTTTCCGAGTGAGAAATAAACCGCAACGGTCTTTCCTTTAGGCGGTAGGTCGGTATGGTTCTTGCCTCCGTAGTTGGCGTTCCAAGCCACCGTAGCATTGGCATAAGGGTGGTCTGTCCCAAAAGCGTCCTGAACGTATTTAAGGCACCAACCGCCTGTGTACGGTACTCGCCAGTTAGCGTCCCTGCTCTGTATCCAAGTCATTTATTACTCCTTTTTCCGCCGATAGTAGTTACTACGACATCTTTAGTTAAAACAATATCCTCGCCGTATTCCAGTTGGCGACCAGCTATGACGTCTTGAGTAGTGGATATTTTATCGAGGGTTTTGCAAACTCTGTTCTGGAACTCTTGTTTTTGCTTGGTGTCCTCTTGGCGACAAACTCTTTCATCATCGAAAGATTTATGGACTTTTTCCAGTATCTCGGATAGTTCAGAAATGACTTTGGTGTTCTCTTTGATGTTGCTCTTGTTGAAATTAAATTGTTCCCGAATAATCCAGCCTAGAAATCCGACTGCCGTACCCAGTACTCCGATTATTGATAGTATTACTTCAGGTTCAGTCATTCTATGCTTTCCTTTTTTCCTTATATTCTATCATTTTATTCCTTTATTATATTGAGTGATTATGGCAACTAGGCAGTTCGCTTGAACATATAGACTACTATGTAAGGTTGTAGGTTAGTGTGGGCTTCGGCAGCATTAGCAGCAGCACTGTTTTGGACTGGTCCAGTAGCTAACCCAGTATATTGAGTAGCATAGGTATAAACTAATTTCATTGGTTCAGCTCCACCAGTACCAGAACCATACCTTACCTCGTGAGCGTGAGCTGGAACGCCTGATTGAGCAGCAGTTAAGGTGACTGTTTCAACACCACCAGTTGCACCAGCAGTATTGAACGTCCCAGCACTAGCTTTACCAACTAACACTTTGCCCTCGCCAAATGCTTCCCAAGTGCCTATACCGAACAGAGTTCCTGGGTTAGTTGAAACAGTTGTCGTATAAATACACCCCACTGGGTAGAATAAGTTATACATCGTGGTTAGTGTTGGCATAGCGTGTTGATGGTCTCTACGAGCCGCCACAGTAGCAGTTCCAACCGCCGCACTATTCCCTAGAATACAAGCCGTTGGGTTGTTTGCGTCGAATAAAGCTTTGTTAGCGTATGAAGTCTCACCATTGGCAATTCCCACTACGTTCATAAGCCCAGCAGCAGGGGCAGTAGCTTTTAAGAGTAACCCGTGATTAGTTGTGTTAGCGTTGAGGTCGGTGTTGTCATCAGGTGCAGCCAAATCGTCCAGTTTGAAATCGCCCGCTGTTTGGTCACCAGTGTTTGAACCAGACAATGCAAGACCACTGTCTTTTATCAATTTACCTGTTATGCCATCAAATAAAACTACATTATTAGCGGTTGCACCTGCTGGTCCTACCACATCACCTGAACCAGATGGTGCAGACCAAGTCATATCATCTTTTAGAAAAAGCCCTGCTGGAGTTGGTAACTTTGGAAACCAACCGTGTTTTGAAGTAGATGAATTGTTTGTAGTCACGTCAGTGATTGTTATAGTAGCGTCAGTAGGCAGTGTTTGATCGCCTGTATTAGTGCCTGAGAGATTTGCGAAAGTAACCGTATCATCAGTATCTAAACCAAGACTATCCCTAGTGGGTAGAACTTGGTCACCAGTATTTGTTCCAGCAACCGAAGCGTCTAATGCTACTGTCAGAGTCTTAGGCGTAGTTCCAGCCGTAATCGTAAAGCCAGTGGCGACAGGCGTTACAGGATTGGATACTTTAAGTTCAGGCGTCCCGTCTGTGTAAGTAAGAGTAGTATCAACCATCCCACCAACAGCGTCTTGAGCCATCTCATCGGTGTATTGGGTTAGACTGCTATAATTACTGTTTACGGCGTTATCACCACTGTTTATCCCTGATGTGTTGCCTATAACTATTTTCTCAGCATTAGTTACATAGTTGTCATCAGCACCCTTTACTGGTTCATAAGCAGGGATAGTTTTATTAGTGAGAGTTTGAGCGTCAGAAGTACCGACAGGATCGCCAGTTATCCCAAGTGCCGAAGTTACGTTAGTTCTAACTAATTTTGATTCACTGTCATCATAGATGAGAAACGAATCGGCCGAACGGTCGATAGTCGTTTCTAAATCTTTATCAGGTATTTCAAAAGTAGCCATTTGTTACCTACGCTGGAGTTGTTACTGAAATTACCGCACCGTCAGATAATGGCCTATATAGACAATAGAAATCTATTTTGCCAGCAGTTACGGCTGCAGTTCCGATTGTTAGAATTATATCCGCACCATCATTCACTATTTGCATACTAGGTAATGCCTCAACGCCGACGCCAGGGGTTGCATCAACCCATATATCACCATCATCAATATCAGTTCCAGTAGTTTGTGCGATCAATCCTGGAGTATTACCAGCCACACCGACTTCAAGTGTTGCGCCTGCTCCAGCTAGGTTGGTATCACAAACACCGAATACTGTTACTAAACAATTGCCTGTTACCGTAAACAACGTATGTGCTGCCGCTGTTCCAGTTGTTAATTCTGCGAATGTCCAAGTTGATTCAAGACAAAATGCCTCGTTAGTATCTATTGTTCTAAAGTTTCCATCTCTTTGTAGTGCTGGTTTGGTCATATTTTCTCCTAAAATAAATAGCCAGAGTCAGCTCTGGCCTTTGATAAAAGTATACCACATTATTTGTTATTCATATATCACTTGGCAATTACAATTTGCTGCCGTTATTGTTAAGAACAACCCATTAGTGAATATAACACCGTCATTAAATGGTACGGTTAGAGGTACTGTTTGGTTTGTCATAGCACCTGTCGTGTAATCAGCCATTCTATTCTCCAATAAAAAACGCCTGACAAGCTCAGGCCATTTACTAAATTATAACACGATGTGATATAATCCCGATATATGGAAAGTAATAAAACTCCAATGCCAGGCTACTGTTTGGCTATTATTGATAAGACACAAATGAGCAACGTAGATTTTAAGGGTGATGATAGATTTGATTTACCTCAGACTGGCATACTAACAAAACTAACAAAACAAGATGAAGAAAAAGCCTTTGACGATAATGGTACTACTTACGGTTCGTTAATCGGTAAAAGAGTAAGTTGGGCTAAATATGCCGAAGCCGATTGTTTGATTTACGATAATGATTTGAAAAAAGACATAGTTATAATCTCATTGGATAAATTAAGGAGCTACGAGTGAAACCGGATATATTCCCTAAAAAAATACTAATCGGTGATGATGCTAGAGAAAAGATTTCAGCTGGTGTTGAAGTGATGTATGAAGTAGCTCGTGCAGCCTATGGCCCGAAAGCTGGTAATGTCATGTATGAGAATAACTGGCCTGTTGGAGCTTCTAAGATTTCAAGAGATGGCGTAACTAACCTTGAAAAAGTATCGTTATCTGACAGAGCCGAGAATATAGCCGCCAAAGCCGTATTGCAGGCTTCTAAAAAGAACAACGCAACAGTAGGCGATGGAACGACCGCCGTCGCTATCTTGACTTATCATTTATACGCAGCCGGTCGCAAATTGATCTCATCAGGCCATAACCAGATGGAAGTTGCTAAGATGATAGACGATACGGCTGAAAAAGCCATTGAATATATCGACTCCATAAAAGAACCGTTAACTGATGACGGTCTTTTAGATGTTGCCAAAGTATCTTGTGGTGATGACGCAATCGCTCAACTGTTGGCTGATACCGTAAAAGAAGTCGGTTCAGAGGGTGGTGTAACCGTCGAAGAACACACAGGGCTTGGCGTTTATGCCGAGGCTATTGATGGATTCTATATGCGAAAAGGTTTTACTGATGTCAGATTAGTTAAAGACGGCGGTACTTTAAGTTCCGACTTTGAAAACGTACCTATATTCTTAACTGATAAAGTAATATCCCAAGACAGGGAAATGGCTTCAATCCTTAACCAGATTGTAGGTAATGGCTACAAAGAGATTCTGATACTAGGCGAAGTTATGCAAGACGCTTTAGAGTTCCTAGTTATGCAACGCACATCAGGCAAGATAATCGCTACCGTTGCTGGTATTCCGGCCACCGCTGGTATGAAGTCTATCGTATTAGATGATTTGGCGGCTTTGACTGGTGCTAAAGTTTATAATCATGGTAATTCAGCCGATGACTTTAACCTTGATTTTCTTGGTGCGGCCAAACGAGTAATCGTCGAGGAATTAAGTACCACTATTCTAGACGGCGCTGGCGATCAAAAAGAGATTAAACGCCGTTTAGATGAGCTAGAAAGCCAGTTAGAATCCGAAACTCATCAAGTAACTACTATGGCCATAAAAGACCGCATAGCTCGTCTCAAAGGGCGTGTAGGCATAGTAAAAGTAGGCGCTCCAACTGACATCGACCGAGAAGAACTAAGGCTTAGGGTTGATGACGCTGTATGCGCCTTACAAGCCGCTAGACGTGATGGCATCGTTCCTGGCGGTGGTACAACACTTGCTAGAGTAACTGGCACTCCGTTTGATTCCACCTTGCAACAATTATTCATAGAGTTAATGAATAACGCCGGTGAAAAAGCCGAGTATAAGTTAGGTAAAGTTCTGGAAAAGCCAATCGGTTTTGGCTACGATTTAAAGAATATGACCGACGAACCGATAGATTTAAGAGAATCTGGCATCATTGACCCTGCTCTAGTAATAAAAGAAGTTGTCAGAAACGCTTGTTCAGTTGCAAGTAAATTAATCACCACAACGGTCGTAATGGTGTTTTCAGATGAAGCCAATGAAACAATGTTAGACATGATAAAGGAGGGAAGACGATGAGAGTTTTTATCAACGATGAAGAATATCAAGGAACGCCAAAAGAGATAAACGAGTTCCTAAGTCTTAGACAAGACAACACTATAAATAGGACACCATTTGATGTAGGTGATTTCTCACCATTAGTTGAAGAATCAATCAATCTAAGGCAAGAAATTGCTAAAAACCCCAACTATAATCCATTCGGCGGTGTAGTACCTAGTAAAGAATCCGAGCCTGACATAGAAACTAATACTATCAGTCCAGTTGATGATGAAGATACCGGAGTTAAAATACAGTGAGGAAAATAATCGGGCAAGTCGTTAACGGAAAATTAATAGACGGTAAACCCGAAAAAGTTAGCGAGCAACCACTACATAGGGAATTTGTCCGAAACAGTATGCGTGAAAAGTACGCTCGTGATATTGTCCAGCCATATAAGAATGGCAAACCAAACCAAGAGTATATTGAAGCCTACGGTAAAAAAGAAGCCAACGATTATTTTGGCATAAAAGGAGATACAGGTGAGTAAAAAAAGCGACATACTAAAAAAGAAATCCGACACTCAATACTACGTTTTAACATCAGAGGAAATAATCGAGGTTGCCTCGCTCCTTGCATTAGTCGAGCAAGCCAGACACGCCCAAGATTTTATATACTCTCGTATTGTCCAAAACATAGCCGATCGCCACGAAATATCTAACAAAGATATATCACTTAACTTTGACGAGATTATGGAACAAGGCGCAAAAGTCGCTAAGTTAGTTGTTAAAAGCTAATAAGCATATTGACTGGTTAAATCAGTCGCACCTGTTCCGGTATAATTCAAAAATGGTGCAAAAGCTTCTTGTAGAGTAGCTATTTTAGCTTGTACAGTCTGTTCACTATCACCAGCCCTAGGCAACATTCTTTCATAAAATGCCTCTTCTTGTTTTGTCATAGCCGCACCAGTTCTAGCCCTAGCTAGTGCATCAAGCACATTCTGAGCCGTAGCCTTATATTCACCAGTTCCAGCTATGTTACTTATAAGACCACCGACTATTGGTAGATTCTGGCCAGGTATGGCAGTTCTGGTAAGCACACCTTTATCTTGTGATAATTGGCTCGCCAATGATTGTAGAGCCGATGAACCAGACGTAGCTAAGGCATATTGTTGAGATGATGGTCTGCCGTATTGTGATTTTGCTTCTGTTGCCTCAGGATTTAAGAAATTATACAGAGTAATGTATTTATCCATATTAGCACCGCCAGTTGCAGCAAGGTCATTCTGAATATCTTGAGCAACGGCTTCTTTAGTGTAAATAGAACTTGGAGTAGTTGCACCACCTAATGCACTTGCTCCAGTCGTGCCATAACCAGTTAATCCAGTAGTACCATATCCGCCGATGCTAGTAGCTCCAGTCGGTTCTATCCCAGTCGTAGTTGGTTGACTTGTTGGCAAAGTGCCGGTCAATGCTCGACCAGCCAATTGAGTACCGGCTATTTTTGCTGCACCTGACATTTGAGGCAACTTTATGCCTCGTTGTAATGCCTGACCAGCACCAACCATAGTGCCACCAGCTTTAGGAGCAATAGCACTCGACAATAATTGTACAGGGTTGAATCTTCCAGATAACGCACCATTGCCCAATCCTCTAGCGCCTTCAGCTTGTGCTGTCGCTTCATCAATCTTGCTTATATCAACAAAGTCTTTTTTAAATGTTCTCAATTCTTTTATGTCTTTAACGCCTCGTAATTCTTGGGCCACTTTTTCATAAGCTTTAGCTTGGGCAACATTACCAGCAGCCCTTAAATCTTGAGCTTTAAATAACAAGTCATCTGAACCGGACTTAATCAAACTAGGAATACTCTGTGATACTCCTGGTGAGTTATATAATGGTGTTTCAATAGAGGAAGCTAATGTGTTATATACCTTAGCTAATTGTTTGTCTTTGGCTGTGGCATTGAACCCACTTGTTAATAATCTGGAATTTTCTCTAAACGCATTAGCTTGGTTAAGTGCTTCTTGCGAATTAGCCAATGTAGACAATGAACCCTTAGATCCCCCATACATTGTGATTCCAGCTCTATTAGCTTGATATAAAACTGCATCTCGTTGGCCTTTAGTTAATAATGAGCCATAATCATCCAATGCTGATTCGGCTGTCTTATACATATTTGGTATTTTAACACCGCTAGTGCTGCCAACGGCCTCCCTAGTCAGCATATCAAGCATTGATCCTTCTTTACCAGTTAAACCTCTTGATACCTCAGCCATATCATCTAGATTAGTCAGCCCAGTTCGCTTGTTAATATTAGAAAAAGCTTGCATTGGGTTTACACCTTTGGCTCTTGCCTGCGCCCCAGTCATCAAACTCTGCGTTCCCAACGTTTTTCCACCTAACTTCTCAAGGCTCTTACCAGCTTTGGATATAATACCAGTTTTTGCTACATTTGCACTGGTACTTATAGCACTTGCTGCCGGTGCGCCATATCTCAAAGCCTGTGCTGCTTTGCCTAATCCTTGTCCTGTTTTTAATGCAGTTCTAGCGCCTTTTATAGCACTCAGGCCTTTCCCTATGCCTCCTAATGTGCCTAATGCGGCTTCACCTAGTACGCCCTCACCAGCATCGCTTTTACCTTCCAATAGATTCTGTAAAAATTTACCAGCACCAGCACCGGCTGCACCACCGGCAGCCGTACCTAGACCTGGGCCAAAGAATGTTCCACCAATTCCGCCTAAAATACCACCTGCGGTAGGTAACAAACTTGTTAAAAAATTACCGCCAGTTTTTTTAGTTGTCGGTGTCTGAGCCTGAAATCGTTGCATAGCATTTTGCCTTGCGAGTAGTTTATCTTGTTCTGTCAGTTGATATGCCATTACCAGCCCCAACCTTTCCCGATTAATGCCAATGGGCCATACTTTCCAATGCTCGCACCGTAATCTTTCAGGAAACTACCAGTAGAATATTGAGGTATAGTCTTTTTCAATCGTTCAGCTTCACTACCAGCTGCTGTGCTTCTAAGCCTAGCTAACTCTCGTGCTTCTTGAGCAGCTAGAGCAGCAGCTTTTTCCTCGGCGGCTTTTAAGGCTGCTTCTGAATCAGATTTTTGTTGATCATATAGCGATGCCTGAGCAGCATATTGCTCCCTATTAGCAGCCTGTGATTCGGTAAATTGTCTTTGATTTTCAGCCAGTTGTGCAGCGAATTCAGCCCTTGAAGCTTCAAATTCTTTGAGCCATTGCTCTTGTTGCTTTTTAGCTTGTTCCTCGGCAAATAGTTTGTTATATGTGCCTTCCAAAGCAGCTAATTTATCAGCGTCAGTCTGATAAGCTAATCCAGCCCTAGTACCAGCCTGACTCAGTAAGTTCTGATATTCTGATGATACGTCAGAGTAGGCAGCCTGCTGACCGCTTAATGTTTCAGCAATCGGTTGGCTTTCCAAGTTTTGCAATCTAGCCCTTTGTGCCTCAGTCACTAATTGGCCTCTTGTCCTACCGGCCACAGATTCACCGACACCTTTTAGTTGTGCCTCAGTGCCTCTGATAGTTTCACGAAGTTCTTTTTGTCTTGCCGAAGCCTCAGTTGCTCCAGTTTCTTGCTCGTATTGCGAGTAATAATCACCAGCACTTTTTCTAGTGCCTTGATAGTTTTTCAATTCTTTTAATGCAGTTGCGCTATCCATCTAATTCTCCTAAATAAAATAACCAGAGATAGCTCCGGCTTTTGTTTTATTATAGCATAGTTAATCATCAGTCGTGTAATCCTGTGCTGATAAATCGTCAGCAAATATATATATAGTTAATTTTAATATAAATCCAGTCACATCAATATTGCCGATTATTCCATCAGTAGCAGTTGCATATAATATTACTTCACTATCGATTACTTCATATCTTGCTAATAAATTGTGTGTGCCAGCGGCTATACCAGATAAGTATGTACCGTATGCTTGATCGTAGCTAACCCAAGTAGCCGTATCTGGATATTCCACGTTCCATAAACCCCACGCTTGAGGTACGTAATCGTAAGGATGTGTAAATCTATATATCTCAGTTTCCACGCCTGATGCAGGGGTACTTAAAAAAGTGGTGCTTATAGTCTTAAAACTGTCACTAGTTGTTGAATCTATCTTGGCAAGTGGATATCTTGTAACCATTATCAAATCTGACAAATCGTCGGTCTTTGTTGCCGATATGCCTTTTTTGCTAATTTTTAAACCATAGTCATTCACGGATACGTTACCTCTACTGGATCATTTGAAAACATCGGGCTTCTTAATATAACTAAAGAACCTTTGTCGCTAAACACATTTATCTGTACATAACTTGTAACCCCATTTGAAAAAGTAACTGGATATGCCTGACCTGCTGGTGGAGCTACAGTATATCTACTTGAAAATGGGTTGTAAACATACCCAAACACAAATGTCGAGTATCCTAATTTATTAGTATATTGAATGTAATTTGGGTTATCTGGACTAACAGTTTCTTCTGTTTTAACGGCTAGTACCATAGGAGAGCCACAACGAGAGTGAAGTATAAAATCCCTCATATCGGTGCTTGTTATGTCAGAACCTTTTTTAGCCATTTTGATACCATAATTGTTATCGTAAGTAGATAATATTTGTGGTTTATCGGTATATGGATAGTCAACATCAGTTGTCAAATCCAAGTTATAAATAATAACAGTCCCAACTTCGGGGTAAACATACGTGGCATCACTGTCTATCGGCGAGAATACATTGTTATAAGGCAAATGAGGGTCTTGCCCGATTATAACTGCTAATGTGGGGTAAGGTAATCCGTGAGCAATAGGTGTTGTGTCAGTCGATTCAACTACTTTGACTATTTGCAATGACGGCCAAGACGAGTTCATTAGTAAATCGTTATCTCTAGCCGTTAAAGCGTCGAATCCAGCTTTTGATACTTTTACGCCATAATCAGCCGTTGCTAACACGTTAGTCGTATTATCAGTTAAAGTAGTAATAGGGAGCGACACTAGAACTCTCCTTTTTTATATCCCAATATCAACCTAATACTTCCATCAGTGTCGACAACTCGTATCAGCCCTTTTATAGTCATCTCACCCCTATTGTTACCAGTCGCTATTTGTCTTGGTGCAATGCGTTCCTGCAAATCATATAAAGACACGCTTGATATGTTATTCATTTTAGTAGTAGGTTGTGAGTCTGAACTGTAATTGCTAGTTGGCTTCGCACTAAAAATATCTGATGTGTCCATGTTATGCCTCACTAAATGGTGATTCATTTGTTAATAAGTCAACGTCCAATGACATGCTTGTTACTGTGAATGGAGTAGTAGCAGTTGAAGCCCAATCAAAGCCTATCTGTATCTCGTGGAATCTTTTACCTACATCTGCAACGGCGTAAGTACTGCCAGCGGTCAACACTCCCTCAGCAGGATATGTCCAACTGCCACGATCAACTTTGTATTTCATACTTAAAGTTACATTGGCTGGTAAAGTGTCGCAAGTTAGTTTCAAATCACTGGCCATTTTTTGCTTAAATACGGTAGTTGCGTCAAATATCCTAGATTCCCAAGTGCCAGAAGCAACCGGACTCGAACTATTATTTACAACGTCTAAACCGTATCTGAATCCTGCCTCTTGACTGTCATCTCGCCACGAAATATACAATGTATCGCCAAAACTTCGCACACAACCGATTCTAAGAGCATTTGAGCCGTCATATAGCCTTGTGCCAGTACTTATCACATAATTATACCCAAAACTCGCTGGGAAGTCCTTATCGACCATACCATAACTGAATACGCCATGTTCCATAGTCTGTGAGGCAGTAATTGACGGATAACCAAACACTAATATATTACGACGAACTCCCATCACATTTGGATATACCCTAGTTGAATCTGAAATACTTGTGAACTCGCTATCAGTATTAAGTAGAGTCCTTAATTTAATCAGTGATTTGCCACCGGCCCAAACATACAATGCACCGTTGATAATCATATAAACAACATTCTGATAGGTATAAAGACCCTCAGGCGCTCCCTCGTTTATTTCAATAAAGAAGTTAAATGTCTCGCTTAAACCGTCCCAAAAATATAATCTGCCTTGTTGGAAATCTCTATCAGCATCGGTAGAACGCTTTTCACAAGCTATGACCAAATATTCATCAGTTATAGATAACCCGCAAACTTCAAAGCCTGGACCAAAGTCCAGTCTATGCCTATCCCACTCCAAATTGCTCGGAGTTCCTGATAGCGGCTCCCAAACACTCAGATAACGCCCATTTCCTATACAAACATATTGCAAAAACTGTTCGATCGGGTGTAACCCATTGTTTGTACTTATCAATCTATCGGCATAGATACTGAAGTCAGCCGTATTTAGATCATTAGTTGTCGCAACGGTAACCGTGCCATCTTCAACTGTAGTTGTTAAATGGAAGTGATAAGTCCTAGCACTTGGCTTGACGTATAGTCTTACTTGACTTGAAAACTCAAAGTCCAAAGCTGTTGCGTCGGTTATACTTGCTGCCACTACTGTAGATGTAGCCAGTTCATTATTAGCGTCATCGTGAAGCGTTAAAGTCCAATCGCCAGTTCCACCTACCGCCACGAGAACTCTAATTTTCATCAAAGGCTCTATATCAGATAAAAACTCACACATATTAGTAGCGTTTTCCGTAATAGTATCAGGCAATGCATAAGTCAAAGCACCGCCAGTCCTAACAGCATCTTCATCAACCGAAACAGACTCGGCGTATTTGTTTATTTGTATAGTCGGTGATGGGAATTTACCATAATAAGATACGGTTTTAGTAGATGTCATATACATTTCTTGCAAATCGGCTCTGTAAAGCATACCGGCCGCCCCATCATCTAATTTTGATAGTGCCGATACTTCATTAGATGCATTGATTGAATAAAAATAGCCAGTGTTACCTAGTGCATACCTAGTGCCATCTTCTATCTGCACAATTTGTTGTATTAAATCGACTACGTTATTCGAGCCAATACGAGTAGTAGCGGCCAAAGGTGTTAGTTGGCTTGGGTTTTTTCTAAAATCAATACATCTTGAATAAGCGTGTGAATTATCTATACCAACCTTGTTGTCGATTGATATTCCGCCATAAAAGTTTTGATATGATACTATTTTTGGCTTCATTTGTTATTCTTTCCAGCTATACTAAGAGCAATTGCAACAGCTTGATTTTTCTTTTTACCTGATTTTATTTCACGCCTGACATTTTCCGATATTATTTTGGCGGACTTACCTTTTAATAATGGCATAAAACTCCTAACTCAACGTGCCTGGGGGCGTGTCGAACATATTATATGATAAATCGTACAGACTCTGGATATTCGGCATACTCGTCGGTGATGCGTAAGTTTCCTTGCACTCATCAATCGACATATTGAACATACTTATAAAATCAGCACCGGCACTTCTGTTTCCACGCCTCAAAAAGAATCTACCAATACAATAATCAGTTATAGATGGTATATATTCATCTGGTATATCTGGAACAATTCCTATCACGAAAGTCTTACCAGCACCGCTTGTACCCTCATAGTAATTCTCTATTACTACATTGCTAGTATCTGTATATTCTACTATTTGATAATCGTTGCCGTCCGATCCGTCGGTAATATATATATACCTACCTACCATATCAGCCGTAAAACCTGTGCCTGAATGAGTAATCGTAGTGCTACCGTTAGTTACAGTTACAGTCCCAGTCGTATAATCGGCACTTATCATTCTAGGTTGCTTTGGTTCATAATAAACTCTTATACCATCAGTCACGGCAGACCCAGGAGTCGGAAATAGCGATATAACGTCTTTGCCTTTAGGGAAGAAGAATCTAGGTTGACCAGTACCGTTTCCCATAGCGTTTAATGTATTCCAATTCTGTTCAGATGATACTTCAATCAATGGGTAATAAGTCGTGCCGCTTAGATAATCAACGCCAGACACTCTTAGAACGCTCCTTGGTAGTTGATAATCCTGTTGGTTTGCCACCGAATTAGCTTTTTTGGCTATCCTAGACCAAGGTCTTGTCATAACACTTTTGAATCTTTGAGTGGCTATGTTAGCGTCTCGCTTTATAAGTATAAGTTCAGTGGCACTTGAACTCTGAGTTGAGCTTTGTACCTCTTCATATATTTGCTGAAAAGTTGTAATCATAATATCTCCTATGCCGCACTCGTAAAGTTAGTCCACGTAGTAGACGCATTAGTATTTACATATAACCTAGTTGAGGTTGATGAGCCATCAGACCTAAGATATATAGAGCCTTTAGCTGCGCTTAATGTCGGTGCACCAGAACCCCAGAAAATACCAAAACTTGCCGTAGTTGTCGCTAATATACCAGATGTAGCGGCTCCACCGGCTGGCAATGCCGTCCCAGTTTGCACACTCAGTTGTCCTGTTAAGGTTGAAGCACCTGTCACCGCTAATGTATCGCCCATAGTTACCGCACCTGTCAAAGTAGAAGTCCCAGTAATCGCAAGATTTCCAGTGCCGGTAATATCGTTGGCAGTGACATCAGAATCCTTGCAAGTTACACCGTCAATCGCAACTCCATTGGCGGCCGTATATTCGGCTATAGTATCGACTGTAAGCGTCGGGTTAGCTATAGTTGCAGTATTTATAGTCGGACTGGTTAGAACTTTATTTGTGAGCGTCTGAGAGCCTGTGAGCGTAACGACTGCGGCTGGGAATGTCGGAGTGCCACCTATTGTATAAGTGCCAGTCAGAGTGCCACTTAACACAGGATCGGATACGGACGGGGCAGTTATTGTTTTATTAGTCAAAGTCTGCGTATCAGTTAAACCGACAGGATGTGAAGCCAAATCAAGTAAACTATTGACGCTGGCTCGTTTTGAATTATCTGAATCGGTTGCGTCGGTTATCTCTAAATAATCAGCCGCCCTATCGACAGATGTCAATTCGTCTAAATCCATAATTGTTACGTTAGCCATTAGTATTCTTCGCTCCATGCCGTACTCGGCTTATTATTGTTATTAGATACAGCCATAACACGAATGTCACCACTCTCAGTTACTCTGCTATCTCCGCTTACTGTCAATAAGTAGTAATCTGATGTTAAAACGTATGGATCAGCCCAAGATGTAGTCTGATTAGTTTCATCATCCCAGTCATGGGCCAACACTTTATTGGAGTTGCATATTGTCATTATTCTAATATCACCATTGGCAGTAACTCTTATATCACCACTTTCGGTTACACGATCGCCACTAGTAGCAATCGCATAAGCCTCAGCCCAATCAGTAGAGTTTTCATCAATCGAATCCCAACTGGCAGGCATATCCTCAAAATCATATATAACTATTATTCCGTCAGATAGGTTAGCACCAAATTCATCAACAAATAATATGTCTGATTCATCACTGAGTAGACTGGTAGTTTGAGCTATAGTATTGGATATAGTCCAAGATGTTTTCGGCGTGTTAGGCTCTACTATTGACATATTTCTCCTAAAGTAAAAAGCCAGATAACTAGCTCTGGCCTTTGACTTCATTATACAACAACTATAAGCTATCTGCTATATTTTGTTTTTCTCTTATGATTTGTTCTATTTCAAACATACGCTTCATAACACCAGCCAATTCTCTTTCAGCTCTATCTATCTGTCCCTGAATATCAAATAACCTGTTATTGCCATTATTTGAAACTTCTTCTATTTGAATTTCCACAGATCGCAAGTACTCTGTGCGTTCGATTATAGTCTTATTAAGCTGATTGAGCTTTTGCTGCTTTGTTTGCATCTCTAGTAGCTCTCGCTTTAGCTAGAACCTCTGGGTTGTTAAATCCTTTTGGGGCAGTTTGAACGTCGCTAAAACCCTCAATCTTCTCCATTTTTTCATTGACGTAAGTTTGCATAGCTTGGCCGATGTTATCAATGATTGGGCCGACAATGATTTCTTTTAGAAGTTCTTTTTGAATTGATGGATTGCGTAGTTTAGCAAGTCCGGCTTTAGATATGCCATAGCGTTGACGGACTAAAGCATTAAATAAACGTGGCACAACGACATAGGCAGCTTCACCGACTATCATTCGTTTTTCACCAACTTTTAGATTGACCTGGACGGCCTTAGTCTGTGTCTTAATAGGTGAATCACCAGGTAAGAACATACCACTGTTAGACTGAGCCATTCTTTCTTCGTTCATCGGATCGCCCTGTCTGAAATCTAAAATCTCATTCTCCTCAAGAGCAACACGCCACGTAAAATCTTTTTCAAGTGGGTTTTTTACACCGACCCAGTTATATCTGCTAAATATTTTGTTTAATGTTTTTCTCAGACTTTGGTCTGGCGCAACGGATTCGTTATACTCGTCCATCTTTCCCTGCTTTCTTTTTATTAGTTTCATTAAGGATATAATCTAATGCTCTATATTCGCCTTGCAACCTTATTTTTTCAGTCTTGGCGGCGTTTTCTTTTTCTGTTTCTATATCGAATAACCTTTGAAGCTCGGCACGTCTAGCCTCTATAAGCTTAATTACGTTCATAGCAAGATTATAACACACAAAAACAGCCCCACAATAGGGACTGTTTTTTACTTGGCGTAGACACCATTAATATATTACATCAATGTGGTCAGGAACGAAACCCAAGTATTAGCAGCAGAGCAGTAGCTAGTTACATATACGTGTTTGCCAGTTGTAACAGCGGCAGCACCACCTACTAAGGTATGTCCATCAGCAGCCGTAATGGTTGCAGTCTGGTTGCCGTAGTTGTAGTAAGTCCATTTGATAGTCGAACCGACAGCCACGCCAGATACACCAGCCGACATAGCAGTACCAGTCGGAACTGTTACCGTACCTGCTCCAGTCTTGGAGTTGTGCGTAATGATACCACCTAGTATTTGTGCAATCGTTGGCGTACCGTTTTGAGCATCAATCACTGTAACTGTCTGTTGTAATACAGGGTTTGGTGTTTTAGTCAGTCCACTAGCATTAAGTGTCGTAGCAGAAACCGCACCAGAAACCGCACCAGCGACTCCACCAGTGGCTGTAATAGCACCAGTGACAGCCAATGTACTACCTAGCGATACAGCTTTTTCAGTCTTTAAACCATTGTAGCGAACTACAGGTACAAAGCTTTCAATCAAATCTTTTTTATGTGCCATAATTTATCCTTTGTAAACCCTCTCGGATGTGGTGGGGCGAACCCCACTCACTCCGGTAAAAGGCGGTTATCAGTCAATCGTTAAGAAAGCTGGTTGATATTCTGTGTCTACACCGGCCATTTGAGCGACACCTAGAACTGGCTCACCAGCTGCGTCGGCTGCTTCAACAGCTCCAACAGTGCTTGAACCAATCGTAAGCGCAAAACCTTTGGCAACAGCTTCGTCAAATAGGACTGAGCAAGTGCCTCGTGTCTGTACCCAACCGTAGTAGTTTGCGGTGATCGTAACATTAGGAACACCAACAGGCATATCAGCTTGGTCTGCTATTGAAATAACAGGTGAATCCCAAGGATTTTTCTGTAAAGTGACTTCTGAAACGTTAATAGTCAAAGCGACTGGAATAGGTTGTTTCAATGTAACTGTCATTTCGGCTGCACCGGTAGTAACTGTATTACCAGCTACAACTACTGTTACACCTTCGCCATTTGCATCGTTTACCGTTAATGTACCATCTGCAAATGCGTCAGCGGCGATTGCATTACCAGCGTCGATGATTATTTCCTTTGCACCAGCAGCGTATGTGCGAGCAACGGTTACATTTGTAGCGTCGGAATCGGAGTCAGCATTTACAATGATTTTACCAGGTGCAAGCTCAACAGCCGCATTCTTGATATATCGGTAAATGTTACCAAACTCATCTTCGTACTTTGTACCAATATCGTGTTGTTTAACCGAACTGATTTCTCGTGTGTTGATTGCTATAAGTGATTGTCTTGACATATCATCCTCCTTAAGCCGCAATTCCAGTTAAGCGAGCATTTCGCTTTGGATTGCGATGAATTAAATTACCCATTACCAGGAAGAATCCAGCAGAACCATATTGGTTAATAGATTCCATCATATCTCGGAACTGAATCGTTGAAGGCATTTTAGCTTCAGCGTAGTAACCTTCTTGTTCCTCAGTGTTTGGAGATACGCTCTTGACGCTCTTGCTTGTTGAACGCAAAACTGGGAATTCCAGGTAGTGTTCGTTAATCAAGAACAACGAGCCGGATGGTGCTTTAGCGTCAGCAACGAATGGAATCTTGCGGAAGCTTAGGCTATCAAAACCAGATGCACCCTTTAGAGAGTCAGCTGGGATTGTTCGTCCGATTGGGGTATTACCGTTAATAGTAGAGTATCCACTAAGTCCTACTGAATCGTATTTAGCTTGAACGGCTGCGTAGTGCAGACTTTCAAATATGCTCCATACTGCTGCAGGCATATAGCCGATGTTTGGTCGTTCGGTTTCAATACCAGAAGCACTTGAACCGTCGATAGCTGCTGCGATTTCCTCAAATGTGAGGGTAGCGGCTGCGTCAACGTAAGCGTTGATATTGTCACCATAAGTTGCACGTGCCAAAGTACCATAAGTACTTGTCAAAGTTGAGTCATCAGCGATAAGACCGAATCCGTCAAAGTTTTTACCAGAGCCGATGCCGTAGAATAAAGTACCGATGCCCTCAAGCATTGAAGTCTTAGCTCTATCCATAATGGAAGCGATGTAGCGGATAGCTTGTGCTTCGCCGTTGTTTACATCTTGCTCCATACCGGAAGCAACTACTGATTGGTAGTAACCCTTTGTATACCAGCTCAATGAGCGAGTATTGTTGGTTTGTGCCGTGCTGAATTGATCTAGTCCGTCGAAAGCACCACCAGTTGAATCATTATCAATCTGGATAACTTGATTCAGAACTGAACCAGTCCATGTTCGCCCGAGCTGTACGCCCAGAATACGAGCAGTTGCGACGTTGCCGTCGTTTTTCGTATCAACAACCTTCGGAAGAATCTTGTTGTACGTAATATCGGTGATTCTATTGTTGAAAATCATCCTTTTTTACTCCTTCTTTTGTTAATAAAAAAAGACTCCGTGACTCGGGTCTTCTTAGTAAAGACTATATCACAGAGTTACTTTTTTATCAATTGCTACAATATGTCTTGAGCGTGGATGGTTTCAAATTCAGATTCTTTGGTTTCGGTAGCTTTGTCAACCTTTTCAATCATATCTTTTAGGTTGGAGCTTATGACTCCTTGCGATAAAGATTTTTTTAGACTAACCGCTTCTTGTAATGACAATACGTCTTTACTGACCAATATTGCTAGTATAAATGCTACTTCGTTCATCGTAAGCCCTCCTGAGCTATTATCTCGTCTGCCAAGCGTGACATTGGCACATTAGTATAAGTTTGTTTTTTCTTGCCGTCATCGGATGGTGGCGTAGCTGATAGACTGGCAACTTCATTGCGTTGGTTGATAATGTCTTGCTTCTTATCTTCTTTGTCGGATGATTTAGTTTCGTTGTCCATAATTTGTTTGGCTATATATACGCTGTTGATTTGTCCCAAACCTTTCTCTGCCAATTCCTTGTTTTTAGTTTCCATAAAGTTCAAGATTTTATCAAGCTCTTTAATGGCTGGTTGTTCTAGGAATTTCGGGTCGCTAGGATCGCCCTCTACTTTAGGCACTAAACCAGCATCGGCCATAGCTCGGTACTCTTTTCCGATTCTTTCATTATCGCTCTTGGCTTGTACGAATGCACTAGTCTCTTTGGTATATTGTGCCTCGGCTGATTTAAGTGTTTCAATCGCACTATTAAACTTGGATTCGTTAGCCATGATTGCACTGTTGAATTTAAGTTGTTCGATATTATTTTTAGCCTCGAACCCGTCGGGGAACTTCTCCTCGACATCAGCTAATAGACTAAACTTGTACTTTTGGCCATCTTTGCCTGTTACTTCAATCGGTGTAATTTGCGAGTTTAAGTACTGGCCGATATTTACAACCTCTTTGAACTCTTTAATCGAGCCGTCATCTTTTAGTATCTTGTCTTCGGTTAAATCAAGGCTTTGCAGGAAAGTAACAGGGTCTTGCGGTTTTGATTCTACTGGTGGTGGGGTAGCATCAATCTTTGGCTGTTCATCTGGTTTATCACCTGATTTATCATCAGTATCATCAGTTTTATTTTCAGGCTCTTTTTGAGTATCATCTTGATTATCAACGTCATTAGATTCAGGCGTTTTGTCATCCTGATTACTGTTGTCGGCGTTATCTTGGTTATCTGTTTGTGTATCGTCTGCTACGGCTGGTATTGAGTTGTCAATCCCATCCGCTGCAATGATTGAATCGACTTCTTGATTAAGTGATGTCATTGATTGCTCCTATTTAGTGATTTTAGTATATCACATCATTGGAGATGGCAACTGCGGAGTGGTCGGAGCGATTGGTGGAATATTTGATGGAGCTGGTTGTTGCATAGCCGGTGGAACATTTACACTGGCATTTATACCTGGATTTGGTTCTTCTGGTTCAGGTGGGTATAGGCTTTCCTCGGTAATGTTATTGAGAGCTTTCACTTTGTCTAACTCTAATTGGATATGAGCCTTAAACATCTCTTGGTTTTCCACAGGCCACATTTTGAAGTCATTGGATAGCAGTTGTTTGTGGTGGGTTTTAATATGTCCTAAGTCTACATCATCTCGTGGCATTGCTTCTTGACCGGCCTCAATCATTTCATAATCTTCTACGGCATTAGCGTCCTGATTGTCGTTGCGTATATCCTCGATCGTAGTTACTGGGTCGATTTGCTCTTTAAGGACACGCTCAACGTGTTTGCCTGGGTTTGGAACGTCTAGGAACTCGTATAGAGATAGTAGTGATATTTTACCCATCTTTGCTAGGCTTAGGGCTACTTGTTCAAGTCTGCCTTTGTCCATTGGCAAGGTTGAACCGGCTTTGACTCTGACTTTTATACCGTCTTCAATATCATTCCTATTTAATGTTACGAAATCATAGCGGCCATCTTCGCCAAGTGCCGATATAAAGTGGTCTTTGGTATAGTAGACTTTTATCATTTGTAGTAAATAATTGAAGTATTTATCCAATGAACGATCTATTGCCCTAACAAGTAAATCCTGGCGATTATAGGCTTCATTGCGAGCCATTAAGTCTTGCGTAGCAGTCTGTTGGCCTGATTGACCTCTAAGTTGTGGTGGTGTGCCGAATATCTCGTGTAGCGATCCTGCAAGTCTTGTAATCTCATTTACGACAAAAGCCGGTATTTGATTGGCTTGTATGACTCCATAGGCCGTGTTAACGTCTTGTGCGTCTACGAGTATCTTTTCCCAAGGTTCGCCTTTTACTTGGTCGGCGGCTGGTTTAGGCAAAGCTTTTTTATTAAATACTAATACAGGCGATGAATGGGCTATGCCCTTTTGGATTTGTCGGCCTATTTTGTCAATCATAAGTTGTAATGGTATTACTTGGTCAATCGGCCCATAGCGATCAATCCAGTGTAAGCCGTCATTTATATAGTTAAAAGGTATAACAGGTTTAGTAGGTTCACTTAGATAGTTAGTTACTTCCTCTGTTTCCTCGTCATAAATCCAATGCGGTAGTTTGTTTTTAGCGAGTACAATATCTTCAAAGTAGCACACTAAAGCTTCGGTAGGCTTAGAATTTATATAAGTAGTAACGTAAACTTTGCGCCAAGTAATGACAGATTGTAGTTTACCACCGACTTTATTTGTTATATCCTCTTTTTTCTTTGGGAACTTAGCGATTAACTCCTCGGCCGTATTCTGTATGTTGAATGAGCTAAAACCAGGGTTTGACCCTTGCTTGGCTCGTTTATCAGCTATGAAGTTTCGAGGTGCAATCTGGTTGATTCTAATATCGCCAAGTTTGCCGTATTCTTTATCCCATTCTAATTCAATCAATCCGACATAATCGTTTAGCATTGATAGCACAATATTGGTAAGAATACCTTGTAAGTTGTGTTCTTCGGAATGAGCCTTTAATAAGGTGGATATATTTTGTGCTAGTCGGCGTGATTCAGGAGTATCTTGACCAGGATATACTTCAACCTCTGGTAACCTTGATGTGACGTATGACGATATGACTTGCTCGGCTGTAAATATTTCATTCTGCACGTAAGGTATACCGCCTTGTAAAGAGCCTGAGTCATACCAATGATCGCCCAATACAAATCTATTGTTTCGCTCTCGCCTACTTTTTAGATTAAATCCTGCTTGGTCATTCCAAAATGCTCGGCTGTCATTTATGCGCTTATCTAAAATGTCGGTTATTTCGCTATCAGGTAAATCAAGTGCGAAATTATCGTATGATTCGGCCACACCTTCTTGGCCGTCAACCATGTCTACTTTTGGGTCTTCTTTGTACTGAGTGTAAGTATCATTGTGCATTTAGTATCTCCAATAAAAATAACCAGATAAGCTCTGGCCTTTGCTTAATTATATCACAATCCCGAACCCTCGCCATTGAAATAGATAATATAGTAATGTTTAGGGTTGCATACGCCACATACTCTGGTAACTCTGAACACGTTTAATGGTATTTCACCGCCGCCAAAAGGCTCTGCACCGTCGGCCGCTACCGCAAATTTCCTATTCATAGACATCAGCCAATGGCCACAATAAAGACAATGTACTTTGACCTCCTCTTTTACGATTGTTGGGTCAACTATTAATGTCGTAAAACGTGAATTATCTAGGAGTATTATTTTTTCGTTCATAACATCCAATCATTGTTAGTGTCATTACCTCTATTCAATATAGCATCAATGCTAGGATTAATACCTATGCCACCTAATGCTATAACTTGGTCGGTCTTGCTATTATACGGCGAACTGACATAGCTATCTGGGTCATCATTATTAAGCGAGTGATAATTTACTGAAAAAAACTCTAATTGCGTCCTGTGGTGCGATGTCCAGTCATGTACCGGCTTATTAATCGGCGTGGTTGATTGCGATGTTTCCTCATCACGTTTAGGATAGCGAGCCGATGCCACACAGTCTATGAACCACCTGTTGCGTGGCGTGTCGTTTATTCTGAAATGGCTTAGTATCCTTTTGGTGGCATCTCGTCTTGCTGGCCAGTTATTCTCTATGTCGTTAGTCTGAACTACGATGCCGTAATCTTTCCACAGTATCTCATAAGGGCTGACTCTGCTTTCAACGTGTCTTTGTTTGCCTGACGGATCGCCGAAGAACATACCACCTTGCCACATCTTGACCCTGTTAATAAGTTCAATATCCTCTGATGTGTAAATATGGTCTGAACTAATCGGCTTTCCAAAAAAAGGAGTGTACCAGTCAATAATCTTGTCGTAGTTCTCATAAGAATCAACCAATGTTACTAGGTTTGAATTGCGTACTGGCTGATACCAACCAATTGCCACTGCGTCAAGTCCAATGTCTAGTGATATATATAACGGTAGTGAATTGTCATAATCATACCGGCCTATGTCTATTAGATTGATTTCAGGATATGGTTTACCTACGCTTGAGTATTCCCAACTAATGTCTAACTCGTGCAAGACTTCTTCTTCATTACGCCTTGATTTCTCGTACTCGTACCAATCTTGGTCTTTTTTAGGGTGTAGTTTCCAATGCAAAGTAAGCACTTCTATCTTATCGCTGAACCGTAACGTTTTGGCAAAGCTTGGCTCATCAGGTGGGGTTGTGACTGCTAATCTAAATCTGGTAGCATCTCCAGCCGCTTGCCAAGAGCGTCTAGCATCTGGCCAAAAGCCTAACTCATCAAAGAACACCACCGTATAGCGTCCAGCACGAGAGAAGTTTTTATTACTTGATTCGCCTAGTATAGTGTTGCCGTTATCAGGGTTGACCAACTTCATATAAGTCCGATGCTTATCGTCGTTGAATCCTTTAGGCAATAGCTCTTTGTCTTTGATGTTGCGTATCAGGTAATCAATCTTGCCGAATAATGAATCTATCTGGCCGTTATCGACATAATCCTCTTTACGAGAGCCTATAAGAGCTTGAAAGCCGTCAACATTTAACCAGCACCATAATAGAATAGCCAAAGTTACCCAAGACACGCCCATATCCCTAGATTTCTCAATGAATAGATCGCCGCCATTAAATATCTTGTTGACTATCTTTTTAACGGTTGACTCTTGAAAGTCATAGAGTATAAAGTCCACGTCGTGTGGTATAACATCCGGCCGAGGGTCGAATGTCCTCAAGAATTCATTGACGAATATAGTACAGTCTTTTTTAGCTTTACGCCGTTCGGCTTCGCTAAGTAAATCAGACAAGTCTATTTTTGAAGTACTGTCTAATTCTTGCATCTAGTTCCTCGTCGGTTAGTTCTTTTACTTTGTTTATGTTTTCACCATCTGAGGTAATATCTATGTGCTTTCCAAAACTGTTTTCTGATAGCCATTTCATAGCATTATGATCGCCAGCCATAGCCTTTGTAAACGCCACATAAGTTAAAGCTTTCCAGCCGTTCTTGCCATATAGTGACTTCATCCTGTCCTTATCTTTTAGGGTTGTCTTGTCCCAATCTATATCATTGCCTATCTCTCTGATAAGGGTTGATAGATGTTTTGATCCTGCCTTAGCGTGTCCACCCTTAGCACCCATCTCGGCTGCGTTGTCTTTTGTGAATGGTGTTAATTGTTCTGGTACTTCCATAATGCTATCCCAACGCTATTTCTGGCGTTCCTAATTCCCAGCCATCTTCGTTACCATCGTTTATAAATTTCCAATATCTTTTTCGTATTACGTCTGTGTATTTAGGATCTAGTTCCATACCATAACATATGCGATTTGTTTGCTCGCAGGCAATCAAAGTCCCACCGCTACCCATAAATAAATCTGCCACAAGCTCACCGCTTTGACTGCTATTGTTTATTGCTTTAGCAAATAAGCTAATGGGTTTTTGTGTAGGATGTAATTCATTCTTGTTTTCTTTGTTGATTTCCCATACATCATTATCGCCTTTTGCCCCATAGAACTTTCTGTCTTTCCACCCATATAATATTAATTCATATTTTGACTTGTAATCACTATTACTAATGTTTTGTCTGTTTTTGTTCCATATGATAATATTTCTTATTGGTGTTTTAAGTTCGTCAAATGCTATTAGTAAATTACGTAAATTACGTAAATTATGTCTAGAGTAACAAATATACCAACCATTATTCGTCAACTCTAGAACTCTTGGTAGCCATTTTTGTATAAACTCTATTTTATCCAATTCAGTTCCTGTCTCATTGCCAATCTGTTTAAGTTTTGAATTAGCGGATGGTGTTCCATCACCATTTACGCTTCCAGTAAAGTCCATCCCATATGGTGGGTCAGTAAACACCATATCTGCCTTAACTCCATTCATTAAGAGTGCTACGTTACCAGCATCGGTGCTATCGCCGCACATTACTCTGTGTCTGCCTAACTGATAAATCTCGCCTAACTTACTAACAGCAGGTTCGCTAGATACTTCAGGTGCTTCATCTTCTTCGACTTCTACTTCTTCGGTGTCGCCATATTTAGTAAGCGCATCAAAACTCGTAGCTTCATAGACTTCGGCTTCATTCAACTCGTACTTGGCTATCATCTCGTCTAACCCCTCTTGGGTGATAGTTCCGTACTGTGAAGTAAGCTCTAATACTATTGCGGCGGCTTCTTGTAAGTTTTTGGCTGGTATGTTGAAATAAGGTATCGGTTCGTTCCAGCCCTCTTGCATTAGGACTCTTTGTCTTTGATGGCCGTTTAATAAATGCTTCAAGCCTTTATCATCTTCCCAAACTGATACAGGGTCTATAAAGCCTCGGCGTTCTATGTTGCTCTTTAGTTTTTTATAGTTTACTTCCGATAGGTCTTTTAGATCGCCCTGTGTAGGGAGCAAGTCGGCTATCGGTATCGTTGGCAAGTTGTTAGTATTATGAACTTTCATAGGTTTAATACTCCTATCATATCAAATGTAAGTATAACATAAAAACTGGCCTTTGATAGCCAGTTCTTGTTTCGATAATCATTCAGATACGCAATTACTTATCGGTGTAACTATTCTCTGATTGTATAAGGTTTACGCCTGTGTCATTCAACCTTATGTATATAGTATATCATAAGCGTTATAATAAGTCAATAGTTTTATCATATTTCGCTATTATCCCTCACAATCCACAGTATTTTACCACCGATCTTGATTAAATCTACTTCACCGTTCTTGCTTGTTGACTCGTCTACTATTTTTTTGAGTAAGTTTATGGTTTCTTCGCTCATTTATAGTCCTTTGCAATAATTCTTTTTTGATTTGCTTTAGTGTCTTGTCATATTCAAAGTACAGTTTACAAATATGTTATCCTCTTTTAAATTATGGTGTTGCCAACGACAGGTGCTACCGTTATGAACATTAGGGCAACAATTCTATTATACTCGCTTTTTGCGACGTGATTTAGTGCCACCGATAGCTCCAGCAACTTTCGCTCGTTCTGGATTACAGGCGAACCCTCTTGGTTTTCGGCCGTTTTTATCCCAAGCTACCTGTGATTTTAGTGCTATCTTTTTATAGTGATCTGGGTCTTTAGCTAATAGTTTAGCTTTTACTTTCAATCCACCAATTTTTGTTCCGGCGATAAGTTATTTCTCCTTCTGCCTAAAATTATCGTACACATCTTTTGCTTCTTCTGCTGTGGCAAAATAGCCTAAGAAGTAACGTTTACCATTCAGTTGTGGCCTTACGATATAATGTTTCTTATTATATTTGTGATAGAACACACCTTTTGGCAACATATAACGCATACGTTGTCTTGTTTTATATTCAACACCGCTTTTAGCTAATTGGTAGGCTCGACTAGCCTCTTGCTCGGTTTTATACCGACCAAAGAACTTATTACGGTATCGTACTACCCACTTATCTTTACTCTTATCGAAACATATTCCTTTGGTATTTTTTCTGTTACGAGCGTTATCTGCTTGTGTGCATACCCTAAGATTACTCTTGCGATTGTCCAGTTTGTCACCATTAAGATGGTCAACAACCATACCTTCAGGTGCATTTATAACTAGTCTGTGTAATCTAACTGTTACCTTTGAGCCATCGTCTAATATGTCAGAACGACGCATAGCGTACCCAGTGTCGCTTAGGAACCAAGATAAGTGGTTATATTGATTGTAAGTTGCTTCATCAACTATGGTATGATGATTTTTACCTCTTTTACCTGATAACTCGATATAATATGTCATGTACTCATTATATCATATGTATTGTCCCCACCATCTTATTCTTCCTCAAATGCTTTCTTGATTATTACTTTAATTGTGAATGCACCGCCTAAAGATGCAATCACTGATAGATAGTACCAAAATTGTTCCCAACCGTTAAGTTTTGTTTTCACGTCGTATATCATACCCAATCTCCATCTATATATTGTGATCCGCATTTGCAGACTAAGACTTCTTCGCTGTCGTCAGGTATAAACCTGCCACTGTCTGTGTCGTAGCGTTCGGTTATAACGTCTTGTAGTTCGGCACCGGCATGATTGCACCAGCCGTCCACCTCGATAGATATGTCCTCAGCTCCACCTAATTGCTTAACTGTTATTTTCTTGATGCCGAGCTTCCTACCTAAATCGTCGTTCAGCGGCTTAATGTTGTTATTGAAGTAATTTTTCATATAAACCTTTCTATGGATTTTATACTCTAATTCTAGCATATACGATATAGATAATCAAGTGTCTTGTTCAGTTTTGTCCGGTTGATCGTCATCCTCCTTAGTAGTTAATTGGTTGATACGCTCGTCTCGTTCTTTTCCAAAATACAACTCTGCTGTTATTCCTGCACTGTGTTGGACTTCTGAGATTAATTTCCACTCATCTATTCTTGCTTTCCTCTCTGACTGTTCTATTAGAGTGGTGATAGCTTTTACTGCGTTTTCTTCTGCACCTTTAACGCCAACATATAAATGGTAGGTTCGTAATATCTTTTTAAGTTCTATATCATCATCTACATTACTCATAATTGCTCCTCGGTTTTAATCTCTTTCCAATATGGCGAATAGTAAAGTTCTACAACAGGTTCTTCATCCGAGTGCATCCATATCCTGTTGATTTCACTCATAACCTCTGGTGTAACTTCAATTATAAAGTTTTTCTTACCCTTTGGTTGTTGTTCCATTATTTTAGTAGTTCCTTTGAACGGTTACGTTGTTCGGCTCGTAGCCTGTTACGCCTGTCTGGAAACGCAGTTCGTTCTTCGATATTACCAGCCATATAGTGTTGCGATATGACAGTTTCATCTTCCCCAATCACCTCATCTATTATCTGGGCTATATCTTTGAGTGCTTGGTCAATCGCATTATAATCTGGTCCATCGTGTGGCTTATCTACGTTACTAGCACACCAGCCATCGTCATATTGTTCCTTAGCTAGGTCTTCTAATACACTTCTAATACTTTTACTCATTTACAATCTCCTTTTCTAATGCCTCTGATGTTTTTTCCAACTCGTCAATATATTTGCATACCCATCTACAGCCTAGTGTATATCCCTCTAAGTAAATACATACTCTTTCAATTTCATCTATCCTTGCCTTCCTCTCTGACTGTTCTAGTAGAGTGGTGATAGCTTGTTTGGCTTTGTATGGTGTCATCCGATTATTTCTATCATTATATAGATTATCCTTTGGGGCTGTTTGTAAACCCAGCGACCAAGCACTCTCTGCAACTTCTTTGAGTATTTTATCTATCTCATCATCTACATTACTCATAACTGTATATCGCTTTCTACCTCGTTACCCCAGACATCCCAACCGTCTGTTTTCTGTCTGGCGAATAATTCTACTCTTGGAATATCACCGAACAATTCAACTATCTTATCTCTGAATACTTGTGGTTTCTCGCTATGTTTTGTCCTTCCAGTGCTTACGAATGACGATACCTTATTAGATACTACTAAGGAGTGAGCGTTGCCTTTCGTAGCTAGTAAACATACCTCTTGATTAGATTTAGCATAGTATCCTATACCGAAGAAAGGCGAACCATCTTTATTAGTTTTCAGCCAGCTGAAGCCTAGTGTCTTATATTTGAAACCCCACGCCTTAATCACTTCGAGAGCCTCTGGTAGTTGTGGGAACGTTGCCCAAAGCATCAACACGCACACATCGTCTGCCAACTCTGGTATAGGTAGATTTTTAATATCTTCTATATCCATACAATCGTATTGAGCATCAGCTGCACCTTGAAATTTCGTACCCATAGATTTACCCTGCCTATATCTCCAAGGTGGGTCGGCATATATTATCTGGTATTTCTCCTTACTAGGTTCATTACTCATAATTATTTATCCCAACTTTGTGCTGGATATTTATCTGCCATAGCAGGATTTATATTACTTCTACTAGGTGGTTGCCAATATACTCGCTTTGTATGGCTTCCAGCGATGTTTGGTCTAATTGCACCGCACTCATAGCACCATAACATAGTGCCACCAGAGATAATCCATACATTAGTATGCTTACACTTCTTTGTTTGTGAGTTAATAGTCATGACTGGTTCTGATGTAGGGTTAGATACACTTCTAATACTTTTACTCATTTACAATCTCCTTTTCTAATGCCATTGCTCTAGGTATGGAGTATTCCTCGCAACCAGACGGCATATTATTTACTTCATCTATCTTTGCCTTTATCTCGGCTTGGTGGATAATACTCATTAAATCATCTATTGGTATGTTGACGACCTTATCTAATTTGTAATCTGTACCATCTAAACTGTTCCACGCCGTATAGATTATCTCTGACGCATTGTTCATCTATATATGGTGGTTCACCAATTATCTCCAAAACCTCACTTTTAGCTATGTAATGGGAGAGGATAGCTTGTTTCGGTTCGTTTACCAGTTCGCCAAGCGTAGGGTTATCTTTACCATTTCTTACATCTAAAACTCGGTTAGCAAACTTTACTAAGATTGTTTCTAGCTCTGTGTCTTTCATTGGTTACTCCGAATCCTTTACAC